GAATACAACATCAATGACGTTAAAACAACGTTGTTATTATACTACAAACAACTAAGTATCTTAAAACCACAGCAATGGCGTCTAATACATCTCTGTTGTGAAGACTTACTAACTTTAGAAGAAATGGAATACAATGGCATCCCAGTCGACCTTGACGCAATTCTTGAAGCAAGTAACGAGCTTTCTGAAGAAATCAGTAAAATCGCTTCGGAACTTGGGTCTAGATATCCTCATATACCTGTTAACTTCAATAGCACTGATCACCTTAGTGCCTATCTCTATGGAGGCACTATTGAGGAAGAAAGACGTGTCCTGGCAGGATTATATAAGTCAGGGGGAAAGCTCGGACAGCCTCGCTATTCGATTGATCGACAAACTCATCACTTGGATGGACTCGTTAAACCTATTAAAGGTACCGAATTAAAGAAAGACGGACTTTGGTCCACCAATGAAGACACACTTCGTAAACTCAAAGACAAGACTGGTGTAGTGCCGCTACTTCTTAAATTAGCACAACTAACCAAAGTCAATGAATTCTATCAAGGCTTCATCAAGATCAATGAAGAAATGCATTGGCCTAAAAACAAAATCCATGGGCAGTTCAATCAAGTAACAACATGGACAGGTAGACTATCATCTACCAAACCAAATCTCCAGAATATGCCTCCGGAGATGCAGAACTTTGTAAGGAGTGAATATGGGCAAGCTGAAACAAGCAATGATCATCTCAGAGGAGCTAGCGCTAGTAGCAGCGGAGTCTTGGGAACACACTGTCATGTCTAATCTTAGTGAATACATCGCTATTCATGGAGCTTCAGACTTTAAAGATGCTCTAATGATGTTTAATCGTGATGTGTATGACAAACTATTTCATCCTAAAGAAACACATCCAACATGTGCTCTTACTTGTAAGAAATGATTATACAAGCAGACGCAAAAGCCCTGGAATGGTGGACAGCAGTTTGGTTATCACAAGATCCCATAGGGATGGAGGAGATTCTTGAAGGACGAGACTTACATAGCGAGAATGAAAGAGCTTTCGGCCTTCCTAGCCGACTTATCGCAAAGAAGTACCTCTTTCGAACTATCTATCGAGGAAGTGCTTACGCCTTTTCCAAAGACCCCGAATTTGCCGCAACAAACAGCACGGTTAAGTTTTGGGAATCTATTGGAGATAAGTTCTTCACCAAATACAAGGGACTGGATACTACTCACAAATCCTGGGCACGATTGGTCAGCCAACGTCTCCCTATCATTGGGCCTCAGGGACGGGAATGGTACTTCGACTTGGTTCGTGATTTCAAAGGCAACCTAGCCATCCCATGGACAACACTAACAAATCACCCTGTACAAGGAACTGGTCATGACATCATGGCAATTATCAGAGTATGCTTTGCGAAAAGGTTTAAGCGAGCAGGAATTAGAGGACGTCTTATTGGAACTATCCATGACAGTATCCTCGTAGATGTAGACGATGTAGAAGTAGAAAAAACTATTAAGTTATTTGAGGATAGCTTTGCGGACATGCCGACAAACTTTGAGAGGATGTTCGGAGTTAAACCAAATATACCATTAGCATGTGAGTGCCACTATGGCCCCACAATGAATCATTAGAAAAAGGAAAGTATGTTAATTACAGTTAACGGTGTTATTATTGATGATCGTGGATCATTCCAAATTGCTAACATTAACTTTACTGGCGATGGTAAAACATCAACACGTAGGGTAGTATCTAGCAAGAAGTTTGTATACCCAATCTTATCTAAAGCACAAGCAGGAGAAACATTTGAAGTCACAGAAGCCAAAAACGACAAAGGGTACGACGAATTCGTCAGTGCCAAGAAAGCCGACGGCAGTCAAGCAGCCTCAGCAAGTAGTGCTGGAAGCAAGGCAGCAAGCCCAACCCCACGTAGTACGTACGAGACCCCAGAAGAACGTGCAGCACGTCAAGTCTACATCATTCGTCAGTCGTCTCTTAGCAACGCTACAGCAATTCTTTCTGTGGGTGCTAAGTCGCTCAAAGTATCCGACGTCATTGCCACCGCAAAAGAACTTGAGGACTTCGTCTTCGGTAAAAAGAAAACAACAATCGAAGAAATAGAAAGCGAAATGGTAGAGTTTGATATGCCTACTGTAGAGTGATGCAAGCACTAATAGACGGTGATATCGTTGCATATCGCTGTTCTGCTAGTGCCGAACAAGAACCTGAAGAGATTGCTGTACTTCGGATAGAAAACATGATGCGTGATATCCTGCGTGAGTCAGAAAGTGACGAATACCGTTGCTTTTTGACTGGCAAAGGTAACTACCGTTATGACATATATCCAGAGTACAAAGCCAATCGTAAAGACAAGCCCAAACCTGTACATCTACAGGCGTGCAGGGACTACCTTGTCGAAACATGGAATGCGGTTATCTCAGAAGGATGTGAAGCAGACGATCTTATCGGTATCGCTGCCACAGACTGTGAGGACCCAATGTCCTTTGTTGTCTGTTCTATTGACAAAGACTTAAAGATGATCTCTGGTCATCATTTTAACTTTGTAACCAAAGAACGATCGTTCGTAACTCCCATCGAAGGATTAAAAAGCTTTTACAAGCAATTAATCTTAGGAGACGTATCAGACAATATACCAGGTTATGACGGCAAAGCAAGACAGAAGTGGCCTAAATTCATGCAACACCATCATGATGCAATTGAGTATTGCACTAATGCTGTTGACATGTACACGTATGTAAGGGAAATTTACACAAATGAAGCACATAACATCATCCTAAATGGCAGGCTCCTATACATCCAAAGAAATAAAGATGAACAGTGGGTTCCTCCAAACCTACAAGTCAAAGTTCGAAGCGAAGTTCAGGACTCTGATCCCGGACTCAGTGACGTACGAACCGGACCGCCTAAAGTTCAAGCAACCTGAAGCCATAAGAACTTACATTCCTGACTGGAAAGTAAAAGACAAGGTTTACATTGAAACTAAAGGTAAGCTAACTGTTGAAGATAGAAAGAAGATGATATGGATCAAGGAACAATATCCTGACCATACCTTCTATATCTTCTTCCAGAATGCACGAGTTAAATTGAGAAAAGGATCTAAAACTTCTTACGGAGACTGGGCAACTAAGGCTGGCTTTATGTGGTCGGATTTGCGTGATGGTCTGCCGCCAGAATGGCTCACATGAAAATACATCAGATAATCGAAATGGCGGATGGGAGCGTAGACTTCCATGCCAACCTTAGCACAAATCAAGTACATCTGTTACTTGAAATGGCTATGGATATCTTAATTAATAACGGAGTACAACTCGTTGACACACGTAGCGTTGTTGTAGTCGAAGGACCAGAAGGGATGCAATAATATGGCAATTGCCACACTACACGAACAGCGTGTAACAGATCAAGACATGAACAATGCCTTACGGGGTGCATTCTTAGAAGGATTCAAAGAGGGTGTATCAATAAGTCAGCGTAGCTTATTTGCTAATACATTCCTTGATGCGTTACTCGACAAAAACCAAAATCCATCTACTGTTCAATTTGACGCTTGTTGGGCTAATGCAGACGCTATGCTAACTCGTGGTCGTCCAAAGAAAGAAACAGCTCCATCACCAATCGCTACTCAATAACATGACAACGATTGTAGGTGACTGGAGACGTAAAGTCATTGTCACAGATAGCCAGTATTCAGACACAGATACTAACACAAAGTACTTCGATGAAAAATGTTCACGAATTCCTGATGGTTGGTTTGCTGGTGCTGGTCACTTTGGTGACTGTGAAAAAGTCCTACAATACCTACGTACTAAAAGTAAAGTACCTCCTAAGTTAAAAAACAATGACAACTCGTTCATGATATTAACTGACGAAGGTTTACAGGTAAGTGACGATGGTATTGAATGGGAACCTGTGCGTACCTTTATGGCAATTGGTAGTGGTATCCATGCAGCTGAAGCAATCATGCGTGCTGGTGGTACCGCAGAAGACGCTGTATACTGGGCATGTCAGGTTGACCTTATGAGTCATGAACCAGTCAAAGTATATTCACTAAATAGCAAAGAACCAATAACTTGGATTAAACCAATAGCATAATGAAGATATTATTACTAGATATTGAAACAAGTCCCAATACGGCTCACGTATGGGGGCTATGGCAACAAAACGTCTCTATTAACCAACTACAGGAGTCTTCGTACGTAATGTGCTGGGCTGCTAAATGGTTAGGTGAAAAAGAAATCTTCTTCGATTCAGTGCATCAATCCAGCGATAAGAAAATGCTTAAGCGGATTTACACAATGATTAACGAAGCAGATGCTGTTGTTCACTACAATGGCACTAAGTTCGACATGCCAACACTGAACAAGGAGTTCTTGTTAAATGATATGTCTCCTCCAGCTCCATATAAGCAGATTGACCTACTACGGACAATGCGTAGTAACTTCCGCTTCCCTTCTAACAAACTTGATTATGTAGCGCAACGCCTCGGCCTTGGCTCTAAAACAGGACATGAAGGTCATGGATTGTGGGTACGCTGTATGAATGGCGATCCTGGTGCATGGAAAATCATGGAAAAGTATAACAAGCAAGACGTTGTATTACTTGAGAAAGTATATCACAAAGTTCTTCCTTGGATTAAATCACATCCTAACAGGAATGTTTATGACGGAAAAGATGAACACATTTGCCCAAACTGCGGATCAAAAGCTATTCAACGACGAGGCACCGCAAGAACAATCAGCGGGTCTTATCAGAGATATCAGTGCACTAACTGCGGTACTTGGAGCAGATCAACTAAAACAGACGTGGCTAATGCCACGATTAGACAAGCAAATTGAGGAAATGTATGCTACTAATAGTAGGGTTAATGCTGCTAGGAGTGGCATATTACCAACACAAATGATCACAGAAAACGACATTAAAGACATGATCCCCGAAGGGGGGCTCAAGTATGATAACGACAAACCTAGAATGGATCTCCTAGACTTCGATGCTCTAGAAGGTCTTGCCAAGGTATTAACTTTTGGAGCTAAGAAGTATGACGAGCATAATTGGAGAAATGGTATTAGTTATAGTCGTCTCACTGCTGCTATGCTCCGCCACCTCGCTGCTTTACAAAAAGGCGAAGACATTGACGCAGAAAGTGGCCTTCCACATATTGATCATCTTGGCTGTTGCTGGATGTTTTTATCTAACATGACCAAGACACGACCAGACCTAGATGATCGGTATAAATGCTAACCTTAGTAGATATATTCGACCGTTTACGTCGTATAGATGAAGTATCCTTACTAGAGATCCTTAAAATCACTAGTGAGGATATTGTAGAGCGATTCCAAGATCTAATCGAAGAACTCGCTGATGAATTAGAAAAAGAACTGGACGAAGAACCATTTGATGAGTAACAACTTAACCGACTATCAGCAATACATTCACAAATCACGCTACGCTCGTTGGATCCCTGATCAAGGTAGACGTGAAAATTGGGGGGAAACAGTAACACGTTACTGTGATTTCTGGGCTAAACGCTTCCCTGAGACATTCCCATACAAAGAAGTATACGATGCAATCTACAATCTAGATCTAATGCCATCCATGCGTGCCCTTATGACAGCAGGACCGGCTCTAGAACGTGATAACATTGCAGGATATAACTGCTCATACTTACCAATTGATGATGTTCGTGCCTTTGACGAAGCTATGTTTATTCTCATGAATGGTACTGGCTTAGGCTTCTCAGTAGAAAGACAATATGTCCAGAAATTGCCAACGATTGCAAGTGAGTTCTCTCTTACCAATACAAAGATTACAGTGGCGGACTCGAAACAGGGTTGGGCAACTGCCTTACGAGAATTGCTTGGCTTACTTTACACTGGTCTTATCCCAGAGATTGATTACAGCAAGGTCAGACCTGCTGGAGCGAGACTTAAGACTTTTGGAGGAAGGGCTAGTGGACCTAGGCCTCTCCAAGACCTGTTCCAATTCACAATTGAACTCTTCCAAAAAGCGGCGGGTCGTAGGTTATCCTCTGTAGAATGCCATGACTTAGTATGCAAGATTGCTCAGATTGTAGTAGTGGGGGGTGTACGACGCAGTGCTCTGATCTCCTTGTCAAATCTGACGGATGAGCGTATGCGTAACGCCAAGAATGGCGCTTGGTGGGAAGATGAAAAACAACGAGCATTAGCTAACAACTCAGTAGCTTACACTGAAAAGCCGGACATCGGCATCTTTATGAAAGAGTGGCAATCACTATATGAATCAAAATCTGGAGAACGTGGCATCTTTAACCGAGTATCTGCACAATTGCAAGCTACAGCTACAGGACGCAGAGAAGCTGATTACGAATTTGGAACAAACCCTTGCGGTGAAATCATTCTCAGACCATGCGGATTCTGCAACCTTACTGAGGCTGTTATACGAGCAAGCGACACTATCGAAGACGTATCTAGAAAGGTTCGCATTGCTACAATCCTTGGGACTTTTCAGTCGACTCTCACCGATTTCAAGTACATTCGGAAAGTCTGGCAAAGAAACGCAGAAGAAGAACGGCTCCTTGGGGTTAGCCTCACAGGAATCCTCGACAATAACATGTTTGGGAAGCAAGTAAATGACTTCGTTCTTAGATACCTTAAAGATGTTTGTGTTGAGACTAACAAAGAGTGGGCCGCTAAACTTGGCATTCCACAGTCTGCTGCTATTACTACTGTTAAGCCTAGCGGTACAGTTAGTCAGTTGGTTGACTCGGCTAGTGGTATTCATCCTAGACATAGTGATTATTACATTCGCACTGTACGTGCCGATATAAAAGATCCACTTGCTATCTTCCTTAAAGAGAAGGGTGTACCAGTAGAAGTTGATGTAATGAATGACAGTAATCTTGTCTTCTCATTCCCACAAAAAGCTCCTGAAGGATCAGTCTTACGTAAGCAATGGTCAGCTGTAGAACAGCTTGAACATTACCTCAAATTCAAACAATACTGGTGTGAACACAATCCTTCTATTACAGTATATGTACGTGAAGAAGAGTGGATGGAAGTCGGTGCATGGGTTTACAAGAACTTTGATGATGTGGGGGGGGTCAGTTTCCTACCATTCAATGATCACTCGTATCAACAAGCACCCTATCAAGATTGTACAAAAGAAGTCTATGAAGCTGCTAAAGCATCATTCCCAGAAATTAGTTGGGAAGAGTTCAATGCATTTGAAGAAGACGACTCTACAATCAATCATCATGAATTAGCTTGTGTAAATGGAGCTTGTGAATATGTGTGAGATATCATTTGACTTTATTCGAGGCCTGGTAGCAGGCTTTGAATACATTGATGACTATGACGAAGATAATAAAATGTACACCATTGTTATCTTCCATCTAATCTTTATTAGAGTAATATTTATGACGGAGAAGTAATGCGTAGAAGTAGACATGACGGTGGCAAAGGCGATAAGCCTATTGCCCCGCAAGACCAAGAGACGTTTGACAACAACTGGGATCAGATCTTTAAAGCTAAAAAGACGGAAGACAGTTATCCTTGTGAAGTCATTCGTGGTACTAACCAACACGAAGAAACCAAGAAGTAGAAATGAAGAAGCCACCTCAACGGGTGGCTTTTTCTATGGCTTCTGACAACCAATCCTACACTGCTCATCAACCCATTGTTTTAAATATTCTAGTTGGACGTTTGTTTCATTTGCTGCGTCAATAAATTGTCGAGTGCAGACGGTTGCATCAGTTCCTTGGGCGGGGTTGGGAACGGGGCGCACTGCACTGGTACCATGGTCGTGCACGCTGTTAAGGTAACTAGTGTAACCAGCAACAATATTTTCAGTAACTTGTTTTGCATCTTTTTTATCCTGTTCTACTTTATCTTGTTGTTCTTTTGCAACATCAGCAATCTGTTGTTTGTACACAACAAGCTCATCATGTTCATGGTATCCATACCAACCTGTCAGGCTAGTAAGAGCAATTAAACCTGCTATAATCCATGTTGTTATCGGTAATGGAAACATTATTTTGATTCCAAAGACTTATTAGTCATAATACGTAAAAAAGCAATAGCCAAAGAGATAACAATCATAAGCTCATTAAAGCTCACATCATCTAACATGGCATGTACGTATTGCGAATTATCGTTAAGGGCTCCTAGGGCCGTTAAAAGGCCGCTAAACCACAGAGTTTTAGAACGTAGTGCTCCACGCACATACGCTTTGATTTTATCCCACATAACCACCTCCAATAAAGCATCTCTGTTCAGCTAATCGCCGTCTGAGAATGCCTTCATTCACTACGTTAGCTGGAGCATGATCCCACTTAGGGAATTCATTCGCTGCACCCTCGTAATCATTCTCTTTTAACTTCCTATAAAGTGTCGAGTGTTGGAAATTAGCAACACCTAAGTTGTATACAAACGACACTAAAGCATCAAACTCATTCTGAGTTAATGCAGTTCCCATAACATTAATCGCATGTTCAGCAACAAATAAGTCGTGTCTTAACAGTGACTCTGCTTGTCCCATAGTAATTGGTGAACCAACAACACAACCATCACCAGGAATTAACATATGTCCATAACCAACAGTCATCTTACCAACACCGTCGTTATAAGACATTGTACGAAAGCCTTCAAAGCTTTTAATCTGTTCAATGCCTTTATCTGAAGTTTTCATGTTGCCTGTGTCTGTGAAGTAAGGATACCATTGGTAAATGTCATACTTCCATTAGTACCTAGTGTAGTTAGTTTAGCTGTAGTAATCGTGGCATTGATACCTACGTTCTGTGCAGCCATTGTTCCTAGTGTAGGTTTACCAGTTAAATCAGAGTAAGCTCCAGTATGGGCTACAGTAGCTAATCCAGTAACATCAGTATTTGGAATAGTAGCAGAAGCTGTTACATTACCTGTGTTGTCATGACCATAAAGATAACCAGTAAGTCCTTCTGTTTTAAGACTGGTAGTAACATCTAAAGTAGTAAACTTACCTGTAGAAGGTGTGCCTGCTCCTATTGGAGTATTATCAATAGTACCACCAGTAATAGCTACGTTATTAGCATTCTGTGTACCTAACGTACCAATACCAAGGTTAGACCTGGCCCCTACAGCAGTAGATGAACCAGTACCACCCTGAACAATAGTCCAAGGTGATCCACCAGTCTGTGCTACTTGAATGTAGTTACCAAGGTTTCTAAACCAATCACGCCAAGAGAACTCTTCACCAATAGGTGTTTGTGGGATTGGGGGGAGCAAATTCTTAGCCATAATTACTCCCAATCACAATCAGTAGCGTAGCCATGTTCATGTAACACGTCCAGTTGTTTCTCTAAACGACAACCAATGTCAGTACGATACATAACACTATTAGGAATCTCAATCTTCTTCTTAATAGTATTGTATGCCTTCTCACGAGCATCGCTTACAGTAGCACCCTTGCCTGATACAGTACAGATGTAATCACCTGCTGTAACAAACATAGGTGTGTTCATTTTAACTTCACCGTCACACATGCTTGGGGCTTTACCCCACATGACTTCAGCACAATGAACATCGTTGACTACGTCCTCTTCTGTCAAGCCAAACAAAGGATAACCGGAGTTATCTTTCTTGCTTATCTTGCAATAAGGATAATCAGGGATAGCAATAACAACGCCACAAGCAATTGCCTTGCTGGTACGTAGTGTGTCCTCACCATTGATAAGGTCGAGCATCCACTGAGCGGGGTCGCCATTATGCAGTGCTTGTTGAATCTGAAAGAGCGGCCAGCCTGGTCGCATAGTAAACTCAAGAGGCCAAGGAAAGCCATCTTTGTCAATGATACAATTAACATCAATATAACCTGTATATGCTAAGCCATGAAGAAAGTCTTCAAGCGGTTTAAGAACTTGGTCTGCCAAGTAAGATTCGGAGGTATAGCGAACGATAGTACCTTGCTCGCCTGTAGCGACACCAAGATCATCATTCATTAACTTCTTAAATTCCCAGCTCTCACAAAACTGCTTGTTGAAACCACCAGGTCCGAACCAGCCACCTACGCCAAATTCAACACCACCGTGGAACTCTTGGAGGATAAAGTCGCCTTTGTATGCGTTACTCTTCTTCCACTTCTGTAGCATAAAGACCATATCGGCTGCTGATTTAGCAACGTAAGATAGTTCCTTGGCTCCATCACCGATAGGCTTACTAACGTAACGCTTTGGATTATCCATTACGTGTTTAATAGCCTCATCGTAATTCTTGAATACTGTGGATGGGATAGTTGTAATACCAGCCTTCTCCATTACATCTGCACCGTGCATGCGGTCTTGTTCCCAACGATTGGTATCAATAGATGGACCAATAATTGGATAACCTTTATCACGATAACGTTCCAAGCCATGAATGTAAAAGATATTATCTGTACAGAAGATTAGATCTGCCCAGTTCATATACTTCTCCCACTCAGAGACCCTTTCAATGAGTCCACCATCACCGACCATCGAGCGACTGCCATCCTTATTGTGTCTAATAAAACACTTTACAGTGTGCCCAAAGTTCTGGCACCGTAAAGCAAAGTCAAGGCATACACCTGATGCATCGATGATTAGTATTTTCATTCTTTATCCGTATCGTCTTTAATTTTAATACCAAGTTTACGTTGAAAGTTCTTCTTCATACGTTCCCAATTAGGCATTGGTTTACTCTTAACACCTGTAATAGGCATACCAACAAAGGCAGAAGCTGACTCACCTGGAGTTCGTCTAGGATCAGCTGCAGAAGATCCAGTAAATGGAATTGCAGTACCCTTAACAAGATTCTTTAATCGCTCTTGTAGTGGTGTGTCTTTACGAATATCATAAGCAGCTTCAGTAAGTTGTTTAGGCAACCAACCAAGCTTATTATAAAACGTCTTATCAAAGTCTGTAATCCAATGGTAGAACTCAGCCGCATGTTTAAATGGACTAAGGAATGTACCATCCCCAAGATCAATCGTAAATGGATCTTTGTTTTCCCAGATATATTTACCAGACAAGGCAACGTTAAGACCATTAGCTAGTGTTAATGATGTAATAGCAAAACGCATCATGTACTGTCTAGAGTAATCACCTTCGGTTAGAGGGTGTAACAATCCCTGTAAACCAGCTGATAGATCCCAAGTAGCAGGAGCAAAAGCCCTCTCTGGTAGTGCGTGTGTAACTGCACGAACAGTAGACATTGTCCAGTCAGGAGCAAACATAAGAACCTGCAAACCCATACGCCCAGTAGGACTATAAGCTGCCATCTTAATCTTCTCACTAAACTTACTATTACCTTCACGTGCTACACTAAACCAATCAAGACCACCAAATGTATTATTAATGTTCTTTGCAATCTCTTTCATGTGAACAGCATCTGGAATGTCTGGATGATTTAATCTAGCCATCTCTAATTTCTTTTGTGCAGCAAGATACTTTAATCCATCATGAGTAATTTCCCATGTCATATGATCAAGTACTTTTTGTACTTTACGAGCTGGTTCAGTTGCCTTATAGATTAGATTGTAGTTCTTACCAGTAACCTTACCAAGAAGACTATCAGCAGCCTTAGCAATAGCATCCATAGCACCAACACCAGAGTCAGATATAATACCGAATGTAACTCCGTTATCAATCTGAAACTTAGCTTCCTCACTTAAAAGACCTGTAGTAGGATCTTTAAGTAAACTCTCACGCTTTAAACCGCCCTTTGTCTTAAGAAAAGACTCAAGACTATGCATTGGTTTATTGCTAAGGAAATTAGCTACGTTCAATGTACCATAGTGAAACAATGAGAATCCCACTGCAACCCGTTTAATGGCTCCTGATAAAGTAGAAGCAGCTTTAAGGATTACACCAGGATCATTGCTACCAATAAGATGTTTTACAGCATCATAGATATCAGGATGAACAGCATAGTTCTCATATATACCAGCCCCTTTTACAGGCTTATAGTTCGGTGGAATCTTTTCACGTCCACCAATTTCCATAAGAACAGGAAGACCACTTACTCGTGTTGTTTTTAAAGCATTTAACTTTCTAGTATCACGAATAGCACGTAAGACAGAATTAGCATATAATCTAAATGACTCAGCTAAATCCTCAGTTGTAAACTTAAGATCATGTTTATCCATAATCTTTTTAAGCTCACCAAAGTCTGTCACAGTACGTGTCTTACTATGCTTTGTGGTTGGGCGCAGCGCTGGATAAGCACTACCAATCTCTTTCATTACCGCTTCTTTTTCAGCAGGAGAAAGATGTTCCATATCAATATGCCGTGCTGCATAGTCCTCAATATATCCCTCAATAACACCAAGGTCTTTAGCTGCTTCCCAAAGTTCTTGTACTTTTGCTTTGTGATATTCGTATAACTCTTTAGCATCTCCAGTAAGTTCACCGGCCCTACCTTCTTGAATTGCACGCCAAACACGCTCACGGCCTTCTTTAGATGGCATAATATCATTAGACATCTTTAAAGCTTTAAAATGGGTATCAAGACCATCTTTAATCTCACCACGAACTAGAACACCTAAAGTATCTTTAAGATCTTCTGCCCATTTAGCATATTTAGTAGGCTCTTCTTTCACAACACCAGGAAGTTTCTCTAAACCTAAAGATTTAGGTGCCTGTAGTTTACGTCCTTTAATATCAGTAACCAACTCAGGAAGATCAAATGCTTTACTAATCTTTTGCATGTGAGCATCAGTAGCGGCATCAACAAGCTCTTCACGAACTTGCTCCTCAGTACGTACTTTCTTTTCCTTTATTTGGAAACGAGGATCACCAGAATCACGTAAGTCACCACTATGCAATCCCTCATCAGGAAAATCTAGCTTCTTACCTTTTGCTACTTGACCAGTTTCTTGAGCCCTAGTAAGGGCATCTTTACGTTCAAGGAAGTTACCATCAGCATCAATGAATCCTTGTTCATGTGTGTCTTTAGTTTCAGCTTTACGGGCTTCATCATGCTTAGGACCCATGCGTTCAACAACGCCAGTCTTTTTATCACGAATAGCTGTCTCAGTTAAAGCTGCTGGTTGTCCAACCTTAACAGGTTTACCATCTTCACCAAAGACCTCTACAGACGCTTTCTTTTCAGCTTGTGCATACTGCTCTTCTTTACGAGCACGATATTCGTTTACATATTCCGGAGTAGGTTTGCCTTCAGTAAGAACTTCATGAGCCTTACCCATTACTTTAGGAGTAAGAATAGCTACAATGTTATCCATAGCAAACTGTGTAGCAGCTGGAGCAATACCAATCTTAGCTCCTTGTTCTTGTAAAGCTTCTTGACCTGCTTGGTATAGTTTAGATACAGGATCAAATGCATGACCAATCATTGTTGGGTCAGCACCCATAGCTGTAGCAGCTCGACCAGCTAAACCAGTAAGAGCATCCATATGAAACTCTTTGGTATACTTGTCAGCAAACTCTTCAGCCTTTTTAAGGGACTTTTCACTACCAGCTTTGTCAACACCAGTCAAAGTTTCCTTAACAATACCAACGCCCGTTAAAGCGGTCCTAGAGGCCCACTCAGGCAGACCAGTGGCTAAGTCTACCACAGAAGCAACAGTGCCTGCTATGGCGCTTATAGGGTGCTTCTTGAGCCTATCCCAGCTATAGTGTCCTTCAGCATCTGCTTTACCCTCATCACGCCACTCTTTAGGAGTAACAGGATCGCCTTTAAGTTTACCAAAGAATGTACGTTCTTGACCATATGGTTGAACGACTTTCTTATCTAGCATGTCTTTTCCAACATTTATGCCATCAACCTCAACAGACGCTACAAACCTACCATAAGGATCAGCTTTTAAACCAGACAATGAAATCTTCTTACCGCCAATGCGATTAGATAATTCTTTAGTTGCTTCATCACCACCAACTTGAGCACCACGTTTATCGTGTGATATTTCAGGAGCATCAATCTCAGCGATACGAATAGACTTAATTCGACCTGAAGGAAGACGTACCTTAGCAGTGTCACCATCAAGCACTTCAAGCACCTCAGCCTGAATACCACCTACTTTAGCTTTAACTGGACCAGAGAATGTTGATTTAGATTCTGTAGATGTTTCTGTAGAAGGTCCTGTAAAAGTACTAGGTGATGCTGTACTACCTTGTGTAGGTCCTTCAAACGTTGCCATGTGACTTCCTTTTATAGTTCAGATTCTAGTACTTCTTTACCAGTTTTTGGATCAACAAACTTAAGCTGTGTACCAGACATACCAGAAAGGACTAAACCATTCTTCTGTGCCTTAGCAATAGCAGCTTCAGTCTTTTCTTTCCCTTTAGCAGCAATAGCCTTTTGGTTAGCTTGTTTTGCTTTACGATCTTGCCTGATATTATAATCGTTACGAATTGCATTACGTTCCTGAACACCAGTAGCTTTAGCTAAATCCTCAGACAACTGCTCTTCATCTGTTAATTCTTTTTTAGTTTCTGGTTTGTTGTCTGCTCCAGCACCACCAGCCTCTGATCGTGCTTTAGCAGCACTAACAGCTTCTTTAATTGAATTAAACGATTTATAAGACTTACCGGTTGCAAGCGCATTACGTACTGCCGTATCCTCATCAACCTCTTTTCCTTTCCATAAGGAAGGAATATTAGTTGGTTTACCATTATTTAATTTAGGATTAGTTACAGTAATAGATACTTCAGTTGAATAAGAACCATCTGCATTTTCTCGAGCTGGGTATCCATCATGTGTCTTTTGACCAGCACCGGCCTTAGATGAGTCTTTAGCATTACCTAATATCTTATCAGCTGCGCCTGGACCATAGTGACTATCAAACTCTTCTTTCTGACCCTTAGTTAATTTACCTTCTTTATTAAGAGATATTAACTTATTCTTGTCAACATCAGTAACAGAAGCTACATCAGATTTAGTTGGAGCAGCTTCAGGTTTTCTTAAACTGGCAGTGTCTTCTTCATAATCAAGTTCAGCTTGTGCTATAAGTTCATCTTTTGCTTTTTTATCAAACTTCTTAGGATCAAGGTCACGTATTCTACGCTTCTCAGCAGTAAGTGTATCTTGTGCTTTTTCAAGTCGACCCTGTGTATGTTCCTCAACCTTCTCTGCTTTCTTTTCAGCATGAGTAGGTTTACCAGAAGCATTAATAGCTTGATTACGTTCGGTTACAATATGATGTCGTTTTTCTTCTTTAAATCTATCTTGCTCAAGAGCATCATGTGCAATCTTAGATTGTACATCTAATTGTTCTTTGTAACCAAGAGTTTTCTTACCAGCTGCTTCAATAAAAGCTGGAACTTGTTCATCAGTTAATTTGTTAATAGCACCAGAGTACTCAAGCTTTTCTGCCTCAGATAATCTTCCACCAGCTGCTGCACTATTAACACGACCAAGAAGATCTTCTTTAGTCTTGCTACCTTGTAAGTCTTGGTACAAAGCCTCTACTTCACCTTGATGAACTTTAAGTTCACTGATGTGTTGCTTAAGTGCTTCACCTTTAAATTCATTAGCCTGCTTAAGAAACTTATCTGCTACACGAGTGTTACCAGATTGCATAGCCATCTGACCGGCCTTCTGATAGGTAGTAAATAGATCAGCACCAGGACCTGATTCAGCTTGAGCCTGTTTAAGATCACGATCGGCAACAATAGTATCGCCTATAGCTTGACCACTTTCAAATCCGCCTGCAAAGGCTTGCGCTAAGTTTGCCATATGTTATCCTTCACTTGTTTCATCATTAAACACTTCAACTGGTTTTGAGTCAGCTACGTATTCTGGTTTATTCTTATCGGTACTAGAACCCTCTAGTGCTTGCCTCTCAGCATCTTGAGAGACAGCAGCTTGGTTGCCAATACCAGTCAATGGAGGCTCACCAGTTATATATTTCTGTAATTCTTGTATCTTTTGATTACGTGCTTGAAAGTAATTGAGAGGTGAACTAGAAGAGCTAGTACCACCTGTACTTGAACCACTAGAAGAGTTACCAAACAGTTTCATTAACTGACTAATACCTTGTTGTCCTTGACTAGGTCCGATAGATCCAGTATCGTATGCACCATACGCTGAGCTACCCAATTGACCTTTACCAGCACCAGACATTAGACTACCCATAATACCTTGACCAGTTCTGGCTTGTGAGTTACCACCAAAGTAATCAATACCCTCTTGAGTAGCACCACCAGCGGCAGCAGCCCCTGCGGGACCACCATAAGCACCACCAATCGCACCAGCAATATAAGGTAACATTGGAACTACACCAGTAGTCATAAAGTTCTGCATACTGTGCCACGGGTCGTGCGCTAGCCCTTCAAACGATGCTCCAGGGTTGTTCCAGAAACTCATTATTCAATACCTGATAAACCTACACCACCACCAGCACCGCCAGTAGGGTCATAACTTGCATAAGGGTTAGACCAGTTTGGAGTTTGACCAGAACCCATCATTCCAGTTCCGCCACTAAACAAACCAGCAGCACTAGCACCACCAAGAGCCATACCAACTAAGCCAATACCAGACTGTGCATTCTGATTCTGTGCGTTGGAAGCAATTTGATTACTTTGATTTTGTGCTTGAGCACCACCAGCAGGAGTCTGTGAAGTAGCACCAGACAAAGAACCAAGGTTACCAAGCATCTGTTGATAGTAAGCACCAAATGTATTCTGTCCCATACTCTGTAGAGCATTAGCTTGCGCACCTGATTGCAGTGTTCCACTAGCTGCACCAGCAGCTTGCTGTGCATTCTGACCTTGTTGCAACTGCTGTTGATAGCCTGGTGAGCTCATAGCAGATGATGGGTTATTCATAAAACCCAACAGCTGATTAGCAGCCGCTGTACGACCACCGATAGCACCGTACGGATCTGTTTGACTTTGTGGTAATGGAGCAGGGGAAGATGTACCACCACCACCACCACCAAAGATTGCATTGACTACGCCACCCATATTAATTCCTTTTTATATATATTTACTGAAGAGTTTTTCTACAAACTGATATCCAAGGTATTCAAATAACTTTGAGTTATCTATATGTACCTTAGTAGTGCCTAGCATTTTATTCACACCGATAGACTTCATATGTTGTTCAGCAAACTGAAACATACGAATACCAGTCCGTCCTTTTCTGTATTCCTTACGAAGGAAATATATATCTTCGTAGGCTGTAACGCATGACTTTACATGTAAGTGTTTACTAACAATGTAGAACATGTAACCAATAAGCTTATCGTCTTTGCGACAAGTAATAACATGTAACATACCAGTTTGTTCAAGAGCAAAGTACTGAGTCCAGTCTGGGTCTAGTTCATAACCACCACTAACCTCTTGCTCTATTTCTTTATAGTGCTCAGGGTATATAACCCGCAGCTCTGGAAGAACGTCAGAGTATTGCTCGACTTGATACGTTACCATCTATCTTACCCTTGCTGTGCTGGTTGTCCTACATTCTCTAACTCGCCAACATCAAAGTCACACTCAGCAGCTTCAAGTCGGATTGGTTGATTGTCAGTACATAAGAACTCCCAAGCCCTTCGTCGGTCTGCACCAACTTGGTATATCTGAGGACGTCCATTATTTAAGTTTACTTGTCTGTAGCTTGACCATGTTTTATAATCATCGCCAGTATGTCTTATATTCATTGTAGCCGGAATCTTATCACCTACAATCTCAATGCGATGATAAAACTTACGCTTAGTAGTTCCACTATCCATAATAGGGGTTACTGCTCTATAGTAGATTGGAGCACCATTATCATTGTAATATGTGTCAGACATTGTGTACAGCGTACCATTGTCATCATCTAGCAAGAAGTATGTCTCACCAACACCAGCAAAATAACTAGGCCGGAAATACTGTTCTGCATATATGCCGTTAACGCCGGAATCACTATCACCAATAGCCCACATAGTCCACTGATACCACTGCTTCTCATTAAGATCATACACAAGTGTTTGATTAAGATCTGCTAATGTGAGTATGTAAAAGGTATGTCCATTAATTCGTAATGGATATGCAATCACATCTGTAAGAGTGCTGTTGTTTAGAATACGATCAATGAATGGTGTTGATATCTTTGACGGTGATACACCCATGATAGAGTATACCGAAGGTCCCTGCTCTTTAGCAGTACCAATCCAGACTGTTGTTTGTTCAAACGAACAGATAGAATCTCCACTAGCACACCCTAATTCAATGTGATATGGTGTGGCAATAGCTAGGGGGGAACCTGGGTATGAGCCAGTATCATAATAGAAGTCTGTTGACCACTGACCAAAAGCTAATACATAGTTAAGATGTTTAACAATCCCAACTAACCCATCGGGTTCTGCTTCTGCTGTAATAAAATTAAGGGCATTCCATACTGTAGGGTTATTAGGATCAGATGTATATATCTCACCATTAGTACCACCAATAACAGTATAGGTATCTAAATAAACAGCACCTGTAGCA